ACTTTATTATTGCTTTTTATGATTTCATCCTTTATGATATTCATATTATAAGAATCCTTAATCCCCGGACTATCAAAACCAAGACTGCCGTTTACAAGCGACTTGGCTAAAATCTTTTCAGTGTCCAATGCATTTTTAATGATTGTGCCTTTTTTCAGATGTTTAATAGTATGCTTTTCGTGCAAAGTAGTTTTTCCGGATGGGTCAATTTCCATCTCAGGGCCACGTTCTGCAAGGTGAGAAAATCCTTCTTCTGAATTTTCGGTACCTTTGTAATATTGGGGTAACGGTCTACTTGCAACAACAATTCCTGAAGCTAATCCGGCCGCTAGTGTTATTCCTGCTAATATATAATCTGGAAGGGCCTTAACCGCCGCAACGGCTGTATTAATAGCAATACTGAAAAGGGCTGCGGCTTTATCGTTCTTGTCTTTTTCTTGTTTTAGTTCCTTTAGTTTGTCGCTAAATTTAACTTCAATCGACGTTCTAGCATCCGCATTATCACCTGCAATTTCTAATTCAAAAGCCTTTTGTTTACGAACTGCGTTCAATTCTTTTTCAATTCCATTCCCGCGCACCTCGAAAATAGCATTAACAGAATTAATAGCTAGTTGCTGTAACTCCTCATTGATTCGTTTTTGATTTTCAAGAGTTTTATCCTGATTTTCAATTATATTATCTGTCTTTAATGCATCAATTTCAAGCTCAATAGCTGATAATTCCTTTTTGATTTCAATTTGTTGATCAGCATTAAGCTCAGAATTTGCCAGCTCGCTATTTAGATTTGACGCTTTTTCTGTTAATATTTCAAAGTCAGCATCAATAATAATACGTTTTCTTTCTTCTTCATATTCTTCCTGAGAGACCAAGCCAGCATTTAATTTTTGCTGGAGGAATAATAATTCTTTATTGGTTTGGGTTTCGATTTCTGATAATCGGCTATTATCAAAAGCTTTTATCTGACTTAATAATTCATCCTGAGAAATTTCTTCAGCTTCCAATAAATCATTCAATGATTTTCTTCTGGCTTGAATCTCATTATCGGCCTCACCACTTCTGATTAAACGTAGTTTTTCAATTTGTTCAAGTTTCTCGTCATTTATTTTTTGGGTAGCTTCGACATCTGCATTTGTAGCCTCAAGTATTGCAGCTTCTTCAATATGCCTCTGGCTTTTAACATATCCTTTTACATTTTCAATTCTCTCAAATAAGCTTTGTTGATATGATTTTGATCTTTTCCCTTGGAGTATTAACGCCCTTTCATTCATTTTTTCTAGGGACATCTCTATATTACTAATATCCTTATTGGCCTCAATATTTGCATTTGATGCCGCGATTAGAGTTTCCTGAGATGATTTTAAAAACTTTTTAGCAAGATCCCCTAGTTTTTCACCTTCTTTGCCTACATTTTTAACAAAAGATTTGAATTCATCAATGTCCAATAACCTAGCCTCCTCGTTTGCTAAATCAAGTACTTCTTGCTTTAGTTGCCTAATTCCCTTATTTGCAAATGAGACTTGTTGAAGAAGTTTTGTTACTCCCGTTGTTAGTCTTCTAAAGAAACCTGTAATACCAGCCTCGCCCTCATTAAATGATAACACAAGTCCCTCCCAGGCACTTTTAGCCCTAGTCATATCGCCTGCCAGATTATCCTGCATTGTATCAGCCATTTTTTTAGCTGCACCCTCGGACTTATCAAGCGCATCGGTTAATTTAGTTGTTTCTAATTCAACCCCCGCAATAATATTTGCTGCGGTTGAACCCCGTTTACCAAATAATTCTAATGCAACCTTATTCCTATCAACCGCGGTATTGATTTTATTCATTGCCTCTTTAAAGGTTAATCCTTTTTTAGATAATTCTAGGAATATATTCCTCAATGAAGTTCCGGCAGTTGATGCATCTAATCCACGATTTGCCAATACGCCCATTAACGCAGTAGTTCTTTCAAGTGAAACATTTGCGGATTTAGCTACGGGCCCAACGGTAGCCATTCCAGTTGAAAACCTTTCGAGATTTAAGGCAGTTTTACTGAAGGAATTAGCCATTACGTCAACTACTCTTTGAGTTTCATCCGCGTTTAAACCAAACGCCCTTACGGTACTACCTGCAACTTCAGCACTTCTAGCAAGATCGCTATTCGTAGCAGCCGCTAAATCAAGTATTGCCTCTGTTGAAGCCAATACCTCATCGGTTGTAAAACCTAGCCTTCCAAGATCAACCTGTAATTTTCCTACTTCTGTGGCTGTGAATTTCGTACTACCACCGAGTGCCAGGGCGCTTCTTTTAAGTGAATCAAGTTTAGATCCAACGGCACCCGTAATAGCCTCGACTTCGCTCATGGTCTTTTCAAAAGTGACCATTGTTTTAATTGAACTCTTAACGATATTTGCAAATAAAAACGCCCCACCAACTGCACCAAATGCCCCAGCCAAACTTCTTCCTGACTGTGATAAATTACCCAATGCCATTTTGTAATTACCCACATGCCTTTGCGACCTGCCCATGGAAGTATCAAGCTTTTTTAAAGCCATGTCTTGTTTTCCAATAGTCTTTATTAATTGGCCACCAATAGCATTATTTTTCCTTTCGGCCTCTGTGAGCCCCTTATATCTGGCAATATTTTTATTCAGGGATATATTTATAGCATCATAGCTACCCTTTGCAGTTTGACTAGCAATAATACCCAGCTTGGTTTCCTTGGTTACTTTTGCCTGATTTATTTTTAGTGTTGCAAGTGTTTTGGCATTTTTGGTTGTTGTTAGCAACATTTTTCCTTCAGCAACCTCTATTTGTTTGGTTAATTTTATTGATTCTTTTCGTTCAGAATTTAATTGTTTGGTATTTTCAGCTGATTTTTTTACTATATCATTCAATTCTTTACCACTCTTAACGCCTACAAATGATTTACTAAGCAACTTCCCTTGACCTATAAGCTTATCCATAAAATCAAGAGTGCTTTTGAGCTTCTTATTAAGATCATCAAAAGGTTTTAGCGCATCCTTGCTTATGATATCGTTTTTATTTATTATCCCTGGCATTTTTCACCCTCTTTTTTAGATTATTAATAATAAATACAAACTCTGGCATTGTGGTATTATGAATATCAATAACCCCGGCTTCAATCCTGACAGCGGCCACAAGATCATGATAACTTTCATTTTTTTGGCCTTTGGTCATTTGCTCAATTTCATGCTCAACAATTTCCATCTTTGAACACAGGTTCTCAATCCTGTGTTTAGCAACATTGAGAGTTTCCCTGTACTCTTTATCTGACTTAATAGATATATGATAACCATTTTCCTTCAAGTCCTGTATATACCCTTTATTTGGCCTGTAGTTAAGCGTAAAAAGCATATTTGATAAATTATTATACTTATTTAATATTTGATGGTATTCACATATTTTGTAAAAGATGGTTAGATAGTTGTTGTCGCCTGTGATTTTTCTATGCTCTTCCAAAATCTTTTCCCAGGTTTCATTATGCTTCGACATATCAACATTCGGGAGTCTGTCATATCTTTTTAATCTCAGTAAATATCTAAGATCATCAGTTTCACTGGCACGGTAAAAATTATATACAGGAATAAACTCATAAGAATCATACAAGCTCAATAACCTCAAATGAAGTTTTTTGAGTTGCCGGGATAAAATCATATCTATCCGTTGCCTTAATGATTTTCTGACTTTCGTTTGTTGCGTTTGCATATTTCCTTGCTAATGATCGAACATTATCAAGACTTTTCAAGTACTTATACATTAGTTTATGACAGGCCATTAAGCAGCAATTTTGAGCCTTTTTAGTAATTCAATCCTTAATTCTTGATATACGAATTCAATTAACCTTTCTTGGTTATGTTCTATTAATCCAAATATAGGTTTGTATTTTGCTTCCAATGCATCATTCTTAAAATCTGTACTCTGAATTTCAATAAACCTGTCTTTCACGGTTGCTTTAATTCCATCAGCAAAGGCACCTGTTAAAATAAGATCAGGATTACCAAAGCCGGGTGCAACATTTTGTTTTTGTTTCATCTCAGCATACCATGGCCATGAATAAGGACGGGTATCACCAAACTTTCTACCAAGTGGATTGATGCCACTTTCTAACTGGTCGCGCTGTAGATCTTCAATGAATGTTGATAGGTCTATTAATATTTCATCGACAATTATTCTCATGTCAATGGTCCTAAGTGTTTGTATAAGTTCTGGAATAGTCATGTTAAAAAAATGGGAGGAAACCTTAAAGCTGCCTCCCATTTAATATTTAGTTAGCCGGAGCGTCCGGTTTTTCCTTTTTGCAGTTATCCCATAGTTTGTTCAAAGCGACCTTTCGATCTTTTTCGGCAAACCATTTAAAGAATGAATCCTCCCACCAGAATTTAACAAAATCGGCTTTCTTCGAAAACCCATCTGTCATTTCAGGACTTGGATAGAACGTCTTTTTTCTATATTTAATTGCTTTCATATCTTATATAGTTACGACTGCGCTTCCAGCTCCCTTATAACCTTCTGTAGTCATGTCTGAAGGATCAGCCAATTCTACGGTTCCGGTTACAAGTCCAGCTCCATTAAGATCATATGTTCCATCACCGTTATCGGTTGACGTTACAATTGTCTGGCCAACATTAAGAATAAAATCTTCCTTAACAAGTCCTACAATTTCTTTACCGCCACAAGTTGAAACAACCTTAACAACTACCTTAGTGATAATCGCTGACTCTACGGTAATGGTAACCCCAATCAATGATTTTAATTCTGTGAAAGGATTAAAAGCAGTGGGTATAGCAAAAACACCATCATCATCCCACTCGGCTATTGATTCCTCTTCAATATATACCTGTGACGGCCTAATAGTAGTACCATCGGACTCACCCATTTTTTTAACTTTAATCTGAGAGGTTGAAAATCCAGCAAACTTGGTTCCATCGCTGGAAGTTCCAAGAATGTTTTTACTTTGATCGACTTTCATAACTTTCAGACTCTGTCTGTTAAAGCTCCTGAGTTCCTGATGAACGCACAGAGGTAGTTTTATATTATACAAAACACCTCTTTTCCCATCGACTACGTCATATGTTTTACCGGATATAGGAGCCTCCTCTACGGTGTCCTCCTTGGATTGATCTTCAATAGAATCAACCATAATAATCCATATATCTTCGTCTTGGATTAATGTTTGCCAATCGGCTAATGTCAGAACATTGGTTTCGGCTGCAAATTCAGTTGTGAGCTTCGTGAAGATTAACATCTTCGTTCCGTTCAAATTAGAATCACAGTTAAACCCAATAGGACCAAGATCAGTGTCAGAGCAATTTATTTGATTATAACTCATTTAATACAATTTATTGGTTTCTGAAATCTTAATTCATTAATATTTATTTCAATGGCATCCACATAATCAGCATTCTTATTTGCGGAATTACCATTTATAGACTCACGCCCCCAAAATAACTTATCTTCCTTAGTGTGTGGAATATGATTCCTGCTATCCATTTGAGCAATAACATCACTGCTTACTGCAATGGCTGTCATTAGATCTTCATAGATAGGATGTAGCACGGGAATAAAAGTATTCGTGTACCTTTCGGAAGCCATATAAGTATTTTCGGTTATGTGAGCTAAGCGGATTTCTATCGGAGCCTTACAATATTGTTCATTGTCGGTTCTATCTTCCGGTATATCCAGGAGTAGTATTACAACAGGGTATTTCTGCCATTTTAATTTAGGTGCATAATTTTTATTAAGTAACCTTCCAACAATTTCAACCAAGTGTCCATACATATAATAAGGGGCCAGGGCTTTCCATGAACTAGCCACTAAAGCCGTAGCCTTGACAGTAAATTGACTGGATGATGCACTTCTTATTCTGTAATCAACACCATCCATTTGAACAATCTCACCAACTGTTAATTCATTTACACTTGTTACCGTAGCTATGCCGCTTGCAATTGAGATATCTGTGATAGTTCCAGTTGCCCGGATACTGTCAACAATATCTGCAAAAACATTAGGTATTACTACCGTATTAGATACCGAACTCATTTATTGTGCTTAAAGGTTCATAAACCCAACTCGAATAATCGGTTAGGTTAGTTAATAAAAAATTATACAAAGAAGGCTTTGCATTGAAAACTACATACTGGCTATTATCCAAGAAACATTCTTTTGAATATTTATATCCCTCGAAATAACCATAAAGATCAACCATTTTATTCCATGCGTTATTCATTTTTAATGCAGGGCTTACAACGGTTGCGTTTTCATTCAATGTCTGAACAATTCCCATCTGAGATGTTTGCATGGATTGATCAGCCATATAAAACCAGAAGACATAATAAGCGATTAGACTTTCAGAATCATCATTTTTGAAACCATTCCAATGTAACAGCACGTCGGTTCCGTAGTAATCAAGAGTAAAATCAGCACCATCACGTAAATCTGTCCATTTTGTAAGCGGATCAGCTTCAGCTAATCCGGCAATAAACGCCGTGTATAGTGTAATTCCCAAACCCTTAATAAGAATTTCCTTTTCAAACTTTGTTATAAAGCTTGTCAATCCTGCTAGTACGCTGGGTCTGCTTGTGTTTGGAACAGTAATATCATTAATGAAATAATCCTCGTCTATAAAACTCATTTAGTGCATCTGTTTTTTGATAATTTATCCTCCTTATTTAAAATAACAGTATTATCCTGTTTTTTTCTCAGCTTACTTTTTACCTTTAGTTTTTGCACTTGCTTCAACTTTGGGTTTTCGGGTTTCCTTTTCTTCCAGTTTTTCAACAACCTCCTCAATTGGAGTAATTGACAAGCCTTTTGTCATTTTAACCCGTGTACTCTGAGTCCTTGCAATTTTGACCAGCAACTTTCTATTTGTTGTGGTCATTGCAAATCTATATAATTTTGGCTTTTCCATCTTGCTTTTATTTTGGTTTATAACGACTAATATTGTCTTTCCCAAATTTTAAAAGCAAGGAAATCAACCACGCCAACACCTGCGGATCTTGTTACGCGAATCATAAACCTTCGGTAATACGCTGTTATATCTGTATAGGTCATTGTTCCGGTCTGTGTGCTTGCGCCCGTTATGACAGAGGTCAATAATGTGGTGTCGGTGTACGTTCCGGCATAAAATGCGATACTGTCCGCATTACCACCATCATTAAATGCAACTGCTGTAGTATCCATCAGAATATTACCTGATACGAATATACTGTCAGCACTTGCCAGGGTGTCAACTCCGGTTAATGATATGGCATAAGATTGATTGTCTTGACTTGATATTGTAAAAGATGTATATGAAGTAGTTCCTGACCATGTAGTTGACGTTATTGACGTCCATGATGCCGCTTCATCCCAAACCTTACCAAGTAATTCAATTTTTATACCAGGCGTGCCGCTTGTAGAATCAAGTTCTGCATATAAATTATACTGAACTGGATAAGATTTATTGAATTTCACAACAAAATCCGCAGTATCAATAGTTCCTGACATGCTAACATTACCACTGAAATCTTTCCAAATAGTAGTATTAGCCTTTAACAACTTTGTAGTTGTCTGGTCCTGTGAGAATCCTACACTTACGATAAACGCAAGTAACGAAATAATTAATGCTATCTTTTTCATAATTTTTTCTCCTATTTTTTAAATTTTAACATCAATTATTAACCTTCTTCAGAAACAAAATCAATAGCTGTTATTGCAGTTGCAAATTTCCCAGTAATGAACCAAAGCTTATTGTATATAGGAAGGATGATTTCTTCTTCAATGATAATAGTAACCTGATTCTTTTTCTTGTCAGTTGAATCCTCTGAAAATTGAATGCTCAAAGGCGTGTACTCAGCAAGCTCAACAGCCCTCTGGAAGTCTCCAATAAGGAAATGTCCGGCTGGCATAGCAGTGGTTGTGGCGATCGGAAGGGCATTAACATTTAATCTTCCGGCTGCATCTCTTGAAACTCCAACATAATGTGAATCTGTTCCTTTGAGTAATCCAAGATTTTCAACAGCACTTGGATGTAATACAATACCAGTTGCAAAATATTCACCTGCCTCTAGTAATGCTTTCCCAATAGATAGTACGTCAAATTCCTGTGCATCAACAATTCTTTGATACCAATATGAGCGCACATTTCCGGTCCATGCTGCTGTAGCTTCAGCGGCATAAGTAGCATCAATCAGAATAGTAAATTGATTCTGAACAATTACACTCGTATATGTGGCATTGTAATTTACGGAATTAGCAATAATAAGATTATCACCATTTCGCGCACCGTGAGCCGCTGCAAATGTAACTAACGCCTGAGTTCCACTATTATAAGTAGCAACTGAAGAAACAGCCGCTGCAACAAAAGCAGTATCCAGAGTTCCAAATTCCTGAGCATCAATTGTAATACCTTTTAAGTTAGTTCCAGCTCCATCTCCATAAAGGATTTGAAAATCTTCAACAAATTGAACCTGATCGGGTAGTCTTGAAAGTATCCAATTCATAACCCATGATAAACCATTTTCACGCATGTAGCGTTTAGATATTTCCATTGCCCTTGCAATCCTCCTAACTCCCCATGTATTTTCTTCAGTTGTAAAAACAGAAAGTAACGCCTCGGTATTTTCAGCAACCAAAATAGCACCCTGTGTAAATGCATCTGTATATCCAGTTACTTCGGGAGCTACAATCTGAGAGGAAGATGTAGGTCTCACTGTCATAAGATCCCTAATGTGAGTTTTCCTCAATGGAATATCCTCAACATTATTCGATATCTCAGAAATCAATACAGTTCCGGTATGACTACCAGAAACACTTACTGCCTTTTGAGCTAAATCATAATTACCATCCTTTTCGTTATTCTTATTATCATTAATGACTTCGCTATGAAGCTTAACTTCACCGCCGTGATTAATGGAATACTGATCGGTTCCGGTTTTAAAATTAGAATCAGAAAACTTTTTATAGTCTTCGCTGGCAAACATATGCTTCAGTATTTCCTCACACTGATTCCTTTTTGAATTGGGCTTGGCTTTTGTGCTTACGATAACCGCGCCTTTTTCTTGAAGTGCTTTAATGGCTGATCCCTGCTCGTCTATTGCTGACATAATTTCAGCATCAGGACCAAGTTTTTTGATTTGCTCTTGAACTTCCTTCCATTCATCGGAAGTAAAATTTGCAAAATCTTCAGCCTTTAAGAACTTTTCAGTAGTTTCATTCAAAGATTTTTCCGTAACTAATTCCTTAGTTCCTTCCTCTATCTTTGAATCAATAGTAGAGTCAACAGACGACATCTTTTCGTCAAAAGCCTTTTTAGTTGCTTCTGATGCCTCTTTGTTGACTTGTTCAATAGTTAATACTTCATCTTTTGGCATTTTTAAATAATTTAAGTTAATACTATTTTAAATTCATCAGCTTTCAAAGTGTCGCTGCCAGACGGCCCAGTAATAATTTTCTGAGTGTCTTTCGCTGACGGCTTATCTTGCTCTTCAACTATTTCTCTTATAATTCGTTTTAATTGTAAAATCTGTATTTCATATTCTTTCATTCTCTCATCTGATTGATGCCCGCTTTTCAATTGTGAGTTTAATAAGTCAATACGATTAAAGACTTTCATTATCAGATGATCCTTGTTTCCACTCTTAACACCTAAGTAGGGCGTTAATTGATTAGAGCCAAATCCACCAAGACCGGACCCCTCCCACAACATAATCTATTTAACAACCCACATATATCCAACTGCTTCAGCAGCTTCGGGGTTTATTAATTGATTTAGATAAAATTTCCATGTATCAGCTTCATTCTCTATTAATTCTAAATCAAGATACCTAAATCCTATAGAATGATTATCTATCAAGCCCTCCTGATATTCTATTAAGGTATCACGGCCCAGAGTTGTATCAACAATCTTTGATTCGAAATAAATAACCTGATTTCCATCAAGCTTTCTTTGATCTAATACAAGAAATTTACCTGGCCTAACTGTGATATTGTGATTAAGCGCAAATTTAATTTGGACTACGTCTGGTTTTGTTGGCCCATTTTGAGCTATACTATTATTAGCAACCTTATCAATCAATACATCTTGATCCATATCAAACCAATACAAAGTATTAAGAATTCCCGTAATAACCCTCTTGTGTGGATCAACATCTTTGACGGCTATTTGCATTTTTGAGCCTTCAGAATTAACTGGCCTAACACAATATTCTTTCTGCATTTTTTCGGCATGTGTTTTTTTAACAAGTGTCTCCATATTGTTTATCTTTTAAATGTAGCCTTTGGTTGTGAAATCAAAACAAATCCTTTATGATTACTGACTGAAACCGTTTTATTTTCTTTTTTCTTAGCAATTATCTTCTGTTTTTAATTGTTCTGTAAATGTAAATTGTCCTAATAAAATAGCAATCTGCTTATCATCCATTTGGCTAATTCTTATCTCACCGTGTGCAACCG